GCTTCGATCTCGCAGAAGGCCGCGGGCTCCCACCCAAGCGGGTGCCATGCCACGCTAGCAGCCTCGATGCCAGAGCAGACGGACAGGTACCTCATGCCGCCACCTCCCGACGCCGCTTCGGCCGCGCGCCCCTCTGGCGCCCGACCATGTAGGGCAGGTCCATCTTCGTCGCCCACTCCTTCACGGCGCACTGCAACGTCTTCCTGTCCATCCGGCTCCGCGTCTCCTCGGCGATCTCGTCCCAGGTGAACGCGCCCGTGTTCCAGAGCGCCAGCGCCTCGTGGTACTCGCTCCGCATCCGGTAGCGCGTGGGTGGGCAGCCCCACGCCACGAGGATCTCGCGCATGGTCGAGGTCCGCATCCGCTCCCGGCGCGCCATCCATTCGAGGGACACGCCGTCCATGCGTTGCATGATCCACATCAGCACGAGGACGGGGTCATGATCGGTCGGGGCGCTCATGGGTTCCTCGCTTTATCGATGGGCTGGCCCATGCGGCGATGCCATTCGGCATGGCACGGTCGGCACACCATGATGGTAGGCCAACGCTCTGCCGCAGGTCCGAACTGCGCGCGAGGCGCAAGGTGATGGCACTCGAGTAGCGCCATCTCGTTGCAGATCGCGCAGAGTTCGGCCCCTCGGTCGTAGCAGGCCCTCGGCTCTTTCACAGGCAGGTCCATGATCCGGATCCCACCGCTCTTGATCCACGCACGATCCCAAACTGCGCTGCAATCACAGTGCAGGCACCATTCGGTGACGGACCAAAAGCCGCCCGACATCGCCACACGCATCCGTGTGGACGTTACGCCACACTTCCAGCAAGGTGCCGGCGCGCTCACGTGTTCCCCTCTCTGATCATCACCCGCGCGTCCTCGACTTCACACTCCACCGTGTACCATTCATGCCCTTCGGGGCATGTGCGACGGCGCATGACAAAATCAGAGGTGAACCAACTCACAACCTCTCCGGCCTTTCGGATCTCGCCGACCCACGTGCGGGGCGAGCTGAAGGGATGGCGCGTCTCGATCACGCGGGACGCCTGCCCGCAGCGGGTGCAGGTCATGGCTGCCTCCGTGCGATCTCTCGCTCGAGGTACCATTTGGCCTTCGCGAGGTCCTCGAGCGGGCTCCCCTTGAGGTCGGCGCGGCTGACGTACTTCACGACGTTGCCTAGGTTGAACCCGAGCCCCCACGCTTCGATCGCGTCGATGACCTCGAGGCCACCCCCGGCGTAGTGCTGCGGATGGTTCACGCGGTCGTGTGTCATACCCTCACCTCCCGCAGCGCCACGTCGACCCGCGGCTCCTCGCCCGGCGCCACGTAGAACGACCCGGCGTTTATCGACACGATGCAACGGTCATTCTCGACGACGCGCGCGATCTGCAACGCGTCGAGGGTGATCTTCACGATGTTGTCGAGGTCGTGACGGCTCGTCGCCGGCAGGCTGTAGGCCGGCACCTTCCACACCTCGCGCGGGATGTAGGCCGGGCGGGTCTTCGGCCGCGGGTGGTAGGCCGTCACGTCGACCTCCCAGAGCGGGTGGATCCCGTCGAGTGGCACGGTCATGCCGTCGCGGCTGTGCTGCTCCCGCAGCTGGTGCGCGGCCTCATGCTCCCACGCCCTGGTGGCCTCCGGCGTGCGGGCGCTCCCCGTGGCGCGGGTGAAGACCGGCCGGCCCTTCCCGCGCGGCTCAAGGAGAATGGTGTAGGTGTACTCGTCGGTCATGGCTTCTCCTCGCGGCGGTGCTCGCCGCACGCCAGCATCCGGCTGACAAGCTCAATGGCGCTGTGCTGAAGCATATCGACCGTTGGACGGAATGCGTCCCCTGCGGCGGCCCGTACAGCGGCCCGTGCGGCGGACATTGCGGCCGATGCGGCGTCCCCTGCGGCGTCCACTGCGGCGGCCCGTGCGGCGTCCCCTGCGGCGTCCCGTGCGGCGTCCCGTGCGGCGGCCCATGCGGCGGCCCGTGCGGCGGCCCGTGCGGCGTCCCCTGCGGCGTCCACTGCGGCGCGCACGATACTCCCAGCCGCCTCCGCTGTCGTCAGGCCCACGATCTCAGGCAGCGCACGCAGAGCCGCCGCGTGAGGCGCGAGCGATGGCACCAAGTCGAGCCACGCGGGGGTGTGGACGCGCACCAACCAGTCGAGCGCGAAGTAGGAACGTCGCTCCTCGGTGGCGTCGTCGCCACGCGAGCCGACAAGGCGCGGCACCCACACGGCGGCGGGGAGCAGCCGGTCGCGGTCCTCGTCGGATAGCGTGTCGTTCCAGGTACGGAGAAACGCCGCGATGACCGGCGAGGCGCAGGCGGGCTTGTCACTCCACGGCTCGCCAGCCATGTAGGCGACGGCCTCCATGATGCAGAGGTCGCGGTTGCCCGTGGGGGCGGTGGTGGCGTCGTGAGAGCCGACGCCGAAACGGATGGTAGAAAGGTTCATGATTATTTCTCCTCGCGGCGGTGCTCGCCGCTCTCGACTGCGGAGGCGATGTCTTCCACCCGCCCGCAGCACTTGTCGCCGTTATGGTTCATCGTCTCAGCAACGTCCCGCAGCCACGCCACCACGGCGGAACGCTCCTTTTCGATGGCGTTCTGCATGGCAGGGTTTTCCTCTCCAATGAAGAAGTTGCACCGACAGCGGCCCATGCCCCTATCGGCGTGGTGCTCGCAGTTGCGGTCTTCGGGGTCATGGTGACGTTCAGCGTGGCCGCACGCTGCACAAGGTTCGTCGGTCATCGCTCCTCCTCGCGGCGGTGCTCGCCGCCCCAACTGTCGAAGAAGATCGGGCTCATACATGCACCGGTCGCACGTGCTTCTCGGCGTCGAGGTCATCGAGCAGCTGGCTCAGGCGCTCGGGCGAGAGGAGCAGACCGTGGGCCTGCACGAGGCCCAGCTCGGCGCGGAGGTACATCACGGCGTCCCGGCGCTCGATGCGCCGCGCGTTCTCGAGCTGCACCGCGAGCACCGCGGCCTGCTCGGCGTACTTATGCACGTTCTTCGTCGCGGCTTCATAGGCCGCCTGCTCGATGCGGAGCGCGTACTCGAGGGAGTCCACGCGGGTAAGCAGGTCGTCGATCCCTGCCCTCAGTTCAAGCGCCGTCATTCTGTACCTCCATGTAGAGCGAGGCGATCTCGAACGCGTCGAGCCCGAGGGCCCGGTAGAGCGCGCTGATGGCCCTCATGCTGGGGCGTCGTCGCCCGTTCTCGTATGCCTTGATGGCGCTCACGGTCAGGCCGCACGCTCGCGCGAGATCGGCCTGGGTCATGCCGGCTTCCCGGCGTCGTTCTGCGAGACTCACTTTTCTCTCCTCGGTGGGGTTGACGTATCGTCACCCCATTCATAGTATGTGGGTGTCGGGTCGTCAACCCTCCCGACAGGAGATCCTAGATGTTCACCATCGCCATCATGGCCCGTAACGGTTCCTCTCACCGCGAGATCGCGGCGATCAACGCTTCCAGCGCCGACACGATCGCCTGTCGCGAGGCCGCGGCGCTCAAGCGCACGCACGTCGTCGTCATGCACGACGGCGAGACGTGGCGCCGCGTGATGCCGGCCGGCTCGTACCGCACCATGACCACCGCCGAGGTCCAGAACCTCGGCCTCAGCTGAAGGAGACCACATGCACTACCAGAGCGACAACATCGGCGAGCTGGCAAAGGCCCTTGCCGCAGCACAGGGTGAGATGAGCGCCGCGGCGAAGGACGCCACAAACCCGCACTTCAAGACGCGCTATGCGGACTTGTCGAGCATCATGGACGCGTGCCGTGGGCCGCTCACGAAGCACGGCCTCTCGGTCACCCAGCTGCCCGGCCGCGGTGACGACGGCGCGGTGACCCTCACGACGCTGCTCATGCACGCCAGCGGTCAGCACATCGGGTCGACGGTCGGCGCCCGTCCCGCCCAGGAGAACCCGCAGGTTGTCGGGTCGATCCTCACCTACCTGCGCCGGTACGCCCTCGCGTCGGTCGTGGGCGTGGTGAGCGACGACGACGACGGCGAGGCTGCGAGCCACACCGTGCGTAGCGCCCCTCAGAGGCCCGTGGAGGCGCCTCGTCAGTTCCACCCGACCGCTCCCCCTGCCGCGCCTCAGAGCGCGCCCCAGCGGCCCGCGCAGCGCGACAACGGACCCACGCTCTCGACCGACTGCCCGGAGTGCGGCGGCGCCATGTGGGACAACCGCGAGAAGAAGACCAACCCGAAGGCGCCCGACTTCAAGTGCCGTGACAAGAACTGCACGGGTGTGATCTGGCGCTACAAGGCCCCCGCCGCTCAGCCCATCCCTGGCGGCTACCTCGAGGCCGAGTTGCGCGGCGCGCCGCCCCCGTCCGACGACGACATCCCGTTCTAGCCCTACCCACACTCTAGGAGGTCACCATGACCGCACTCGTTACCACCCTGTCCCCTCTCGTCGCCGCCGTGCTCTCCGCGATCCTGACCATCGCCGGCGAGTACGAGGCCGCGGCGTGGACGCTGCTCCTCGCCCCCGCCGGCATCTTCATCGCCCCTTACCTCGAGGTGGAGTGATGAGCGGGAACCTTTACATCGACATCGAGACGCTGCCTCCGCTCCTGTGGCCTCAGCACGAGCGCGACGCCTACGTGCGCTCGCGGGTGCCCGGTACCTACAAGAAGCCCGAGAGCATCGACGCGTGGTGCGCGGAGAACCACGACGAGCAGTGGGGACGTGCCGCCCTCGATTGGCGCGTGTCGCGCATCGCCTGCATCGGCGTGGTGTGGGAGCCCGAGGACCGTGACACGCTTTACTCGGCGTGCTTTGTCGGTGGACCGACCGATGAGCAAGAGCGGCGCATGTTCGAGGAGTTCGGCCACTTCCTGCTCGACCACAAGGCGCATGCCGCCCACCTAGTCGGCCACAACATCCTCGGGTTCGACCTGCCACGTCTGCACCTGACGTCCGCGCGTC